TTTTCACCAGTTTTAAATCAATTCACAAACTGTTCACAAACCTATCCGCTCCCATAGCTATGCACTATAATCTTGTAACATAACATAAAATAAAAGACAATAATACAGACTTGACAAAATCTGTTTAATCCTATATAATTAGATTAAGCTCAGAAATGAGCCCACAAACAAAACCAAAACTTGAAAACAAAATAGGAGGTCACGATTATGACATTAAAAGAGTTTAGGAGCGTAAACATTGATAGCCGTGTAATGATAACAGTACTGTCTGATCAGACAGAATGGCTGGACTGTGTAGAGGTGGACTACATAAAAGATACTAACATTGATTATATGTTAGATCTTTATGCACTGGGTGCTAAAGTTCGCTGGGTGAGTGTTAATCACGCTTTAAACGTGCTTAGTATTACAGTAACAGTCAACACTAATCACCCACTCTACAGATGGTCAATGATAGCTGAGAGGAGTGGTAGAATATGAATAAATACACATTTTATGGGTCTGGTTTATTTAAAAATAACAAGTATTTAATACAGGCTAAGACTAAAAAAGAGGCTATTGAAAAAGCTAAAAAAGAGTTTAATGGTGAAATTACAGTTAGAACGTTTAGAAAAGTAAAATAAGGTCTCTGGGGCGCTCTACCCTTTAAATGAGCGCCAACCACCAGAGCCGCGCCTATAGACCAGCGGCGCAAATAAATAGTCTATAAGCTGACCTAACGGCTATACGGGGTAATGCATATATAATCATTGTCAATTCCCTACGGGCTGCAACAGCTGCAACCGCTCACCGCTCACAGAGCACTATAACCAATAAGAGGAGCAAACCGCCAGCCGTTGCAAATAGGGCAAACAAAACCAAACAGGAGGAAACTATTATGGCAAACCAGACAAATCAGACAGAGGTAACAGCAGCTCAGGAGACCACAACACTTGCAAAGGTAGAGGTAGATAACTCCATCTTTAAGGTAGTCGCTGAGGGTGAGGGTCAGGCAGTCCGCTTTACAACCACCTTTGATGACGCTGCACTCTTTAATGCGGTCAATGGTGGTTCAGACCCTGTAAAGAAGTTTCTGGGTCAGGAGGTAGAGGTAACAGATATGCTCATCACTTCCGCTGAGCTCCATGAGGGTAGAACAGCAGACGGCGAACAGGATGAGTCAACACCCATTGTTTCAAAGCCGTGTGTACACTTCTACACAAAGGACGGTCAGCACCTTACAACACTCTCCAATGGTATTGTAAAGAGTGCTAAAAACCTCATCTCTTGTGGCTTTACACCCTCAGAGGGTCATTCAATCATTATCAAGTTCAGAACAGTAGAGACCAAAAAGGGAACAGCCCACACCTTTGACCTTGTAAAGAGAAACTAATATCTGTTTTTCCGTGCTCTAACTAAATACAGCCCCTCAGATGAGGGGCTATTTCTTTAGGAGGTAATTAATATGGATATGTTGGATAAATTTATAGAGCAGTTAGAAGATCCCTGTATGCACCATGTTACTTTTCAAAATCTTGAGCTTGAAACATGGCTAAAAGAATTAAAGTACCTTAGGGAACTGGTAAGAAAACAGAGTGCAGTAATAGAGAGTCAGGCACGATATATAGAGCAATACATAGATAGGAGGTAACTAATATGGAGGACAAAAACCGCTATTATGTTGTTATCATTGATATGTATGATATATACACTGTATCAATGTATGGTAGTAATAAGCTCAAAATAAGTAATGGTGCTCACTGGGTGACAATAACAGCGCCTAATATCTGTGAGACTTGTGATATAGTGTCTGAAATAGTAAAAGCCTTTAATCTCCCTTATATCAGGAGATTAAAGCAGCGTTGTCTTATATGGGAGGTGACTCATCGTGAAAAATAACCCTCGTGCTTGCTGGGTAAATCTTAATAACTCATACCCAGCATATATGATAAACAGTGAAAATGAATTATTATCTGTTACATGGTATACAGGTATGTATCCCTACTATGAGCTCAGGTTGTTTTGTAGATTATACAATGATGATAGAGTTTATAAGTGTATAAAGAGAGTCTCAGTACTCCCCAGATGGGTAGTTGACAGAATTAAGGATATACCCTACACTGAGACCAAAGATAAATGGAAGTGGGTGTTAAAAGATGTTAAATAAACAATGTCGCTACATAGACTGTGAGGGTATCTGCACACTGGAAAACAGACTCTGTGATAATTGTGGTAAGAGTCGCAAAATCAAATATGAGACAGTCTATAACCCGTTTAAAGATACTACAACAGTCTCCATCATAGACAGGGGTAAACAACTTGTATCAGCTGAGATATATGGTCAGCTCTCTCAGCCTGTAGCTCATGAATACGCTATAGACCTCTGTAGACTGCTTGTTAAAAAGGGAGTGATAAAATGACAGTAATAGATGTATGTAATTATATTGCAAGTATAGCTTTAACTGATTATTATAATAGTATAATACCTTTTACTGATGTACGATATAAAATGTATTATATATCATTTGATATGGTTTACAGAGGTGAATACTATGGCTAATGACAGACCCACCAGCATAAAGACCCTAAACCAAAAAATCAGACGTTTAGCTCGTAAATACGGCACTGAGTCTCTGGAGTATCAGGCATACAAAGCAGATATAGACCGCAATTTTACAATACACTATACCAAAGATGGTATACTCCAGATAAACAGCCTGAGACAGCCCTCTAAGTATCAGACCCAGATACTAAACAAGCTCAGCAAGCGTAAAGGTGTAAAGCAGCTGGAGAGTGCTGCAAAGCAAAGACTTATAAATGAGGGTATCAAAAAGCCCAGCCGCTCCCAGATAGAGCAAGAGGTCAGGAAGTTCACAGAGCGACAAACTGCAATTGATGACTTGTTGGACTCCATCTACATGGAGGAGGGAGAGGGCTCACTCCCTACAGATATAGCATTTGTATATAATAAAATACACCGTCACGGCAAGGGCGCTGGTTCTGGTGTAAGTAATAAAGACCTTGACTACCTTATAGACTCTATGAGAGACTGGAAAATAGCTAAAAAGAAACTGGAGGAGCTCAGTCGCTATATTAAGCAAGTCGGTAGAATGACAGACTATTACAGTGATATGATATGGAGAGCTGAGACAGGTAGAGAGAGTCTGAGTACCATCATAGAGCAGACCATACCAGCGCTGGAGCGCTATATAGAGGACTTAAACGCATAAAGGAGTGATAGTATATGTACAAAAGAAACGATTTGACCAAAGACTCCAGACACTATGACTACATATACTATTATGAGACCATGACCAAAGCAGACTATAAGCATATAAGAGAGTATGTTGGTGACTTAGGCAGAAAAGTAAAATGTGGAGGGCGGACATACGTTACAGAGGCTGGAGAGCGTAAAAGCCGCCCTCTGTACACATATACTAACTTCTGTTGTGGTTTTGACATAGAGACCAGTACTATACAGACCTGTAACCTTAGGACGGGTATAAAAGACTGGTATAGTGCTATGTATGTAGCTCAGTTCAGCATACGACCATCTGACAAAGAGGAGTGTATAGGCATACGCTTTAGGCGCTGGGAGCAAGTCAGAGAGTTCTTTATCAAGTTACCTAAGCTCTGGCGGCTGGGTAAGTCAGATGTTATACTGACTTATGTGCATAACTTAGACTATGAGACCTCATATCTAAAGCACCGGTTGAATATAGATAAAGATACTTTTTTTGGTAAGTCCAGACAGCGCCCTATCAAGTATCTGGCTGAGGGGCATATCTATCTACATGACAGTTTTAGTATGACAAATATGAGTCTTGCAAAGCTGGCTGATACATACCAGACAAAGCACCAAAAAGCAGTAGGTGATATAGATCATACTAAGGTCAGAAACTTTACAAGCAAGCTTACCAGAACAGAGGAAAAGTACATATTTAATGATGTGTTTGTACTATCTGACTTTGCTGCTAAAATATACCAGATCTATGACTATATACCAGATACAGCAACTCAGGTATTGTCTAATCAGGTAAAAGCAGCTGCTCTCCAGTATGGAGAGAGCTTTGTAGGCTCCGATCGCTGGTCTAAGTGGGTGGACTCCTGTACTAATGACTATGACCTCCTAAAGCGTATACATGGCTATATCTTTGGCTTTGAGTATCGTATAAACGGGCTCTTGCACAAAGTCTCTGGACTGGTAAATCCAGATCACTTTACACCATACAACAGTATGGGTGTACCTCCTAAATGTGCTGGAGAAATTGATAACGGGCGCTTTATATGCGACTTGTATCAATGGCTTTACAGGGGCGGCATAGCTAAAAGCAATGCACGATATACAGCTGTAGGTGATTATCTCATGTATGGAGTCCAGCAGTGTGTAGATGGGTGGGACTATACAAGCTCATACCCCTTTGTTATGACCGCTTTTAACTACCCTATGGGGCGCTTTGAGGAGTGGTCAGGGGATATAGATAAATTACAGCTGGAGTATGACAGCCCAGACTTTGAGGACTATAGATATATAATCTGGGTAGAGCTGTATGATGTACAGTCTACTAATGACTACTGCATAGAGTCAGTGAGTAAAGTGGAGGCTGAGGGAGTCACTGAGGATAATGGTCGTATATACAAAGCTGACAAGTTGACTGCCTGTCTGACCGACTGTGATTATATTCTATATCGTAAATATTATAAATGGGATATGGAGCGCTCTAAGATACTGAGAGTCTGGAGAGCTAAAGCAGCTCCCCTCCCTGAGTATCTCCTCAGACCGCTCTGGGAGGCTGGCAAGGCAAAGCAAGAGCTAAAGCACGTAGAGGGCAAAGAGACCGATTATCTCCTGAATAAGATAGCTTTTAATACGTTCTACGGACTTTGCTGCAAGCAGCCTGTATATAATAACTATATCTTTGGAAATACTCTCACAGAGACAGGTTTTGTCTCAGATGAGATTGACAGAGAGGCTTTTTTCGGGAATGAGTACCTTACTCAACATACTGTTGATAACCATGTTGAAAATATAAAGACCTATGACAGAGAGGACTGCAAGCCAGAGGACTTTAGCAGCTGCACAAGGTCGTTTGTGCTCTCACCCTACTGGGGTATCTGGACGAGTGCTTTTGCCCGTTTTAATCTCCTCAATACCATCTATGAGATAGGTGAGGACTCAGAGTCCTTTGACAAAGGTAATGGTGAGATAGTAAAGACTAATGACACTCTGTACTGTGATACAGACAGTCTATACTTTATCAATCCCTATAAGCATAGATATATAATAGAGCGCTGGAATAAATGGGTACAGGGTAGAGTACTCAGCAGACTCCCTGAGGAGTATCACAAGTCTTTAGGCTCTTTAGGTCAGTTTGATAATATTGCTTTAGATGAGTCTCACGGTTACAGTGATACATTTATCAATTTTAAGACCTTAGGCAGTAAGAGGTATATAAAAGAGCTCCAGCTAAGGAAAAAGAAAAAGATAAAGACCACTGTAGCTGGTCTCCCTAAGAACGCTTTGGAGCGCTTTTGCAAGCGTACTCACAGGGATATATACAGAGAGTTTGATAACCTAATGGATTTATGTATAGATAGTGAGGATTTAAGCACTCAGGATAAAGTCAAGCTGGGACGTATATACCATGATGAGGTAATGGAATTTTTTATTGCCGGTGAAAGGGTCATAGAGTACAGCAGCTGTACATTATACCCTGTAGGCTTTACCCTCAAAATGAAACCCCTCTATCTGGCTCACCTACAATATATTATGGAAACTACAGGAGGTAGTAAAAATGCAGACTATAGCATATATAGACAATAACATACAGCTGGGTATCAAATATGACTGGAATGTGATAATCAAGGACTATAAGGCGCTAAAGTGTCCTAAGGACGTATATGATCCTACTCCAGCTATAAAGACCATGACTATAGAGGACAATGTCAAGTGGTATATTGGTATGTCTAAGCGCCGAGTAGGTAAGACTACAGACTTCTTACTATATGGACTCATTATGTTCTGGGAGTATGGTACACATACATATTATATCAGACAGCGTGATGATATGATCGCTCCCCGTAACAGCCGCAAGCTGTTCGATACAATTGTAGCTAATGACTATATCAGTATGATAACAGGGGGCAAGTATAACTCTGTCAAGTACGCTGCAAAATGTTGGTTCTTAGTAAGGCGTGATGAGTCTGGAGAGATAGTAGACGAGTGCTTAAACCCGTTCTGCTATATGCAGTCTATCCAGAGCGCTGAGGATGTCAAATCTGTACTTAATGACCCTTATGGTGACTTTATCATATATGATGAGTTTATCGGTTCTATGGTTTATCAAAATGAGTTTGTTGACTTTTTCAACCTCATATCTACAATTAAGAGACTCAGACAGAGTGCTATGATATTTCTGCTGGCTAATACAATTGATATGTACCATGTATACTTCAAAGAACTCTGTATAGCTGACCACGTTCAAAAGATGAGAGCTGGAGACAAAGCCGTTATAATCACAGAGCTGGGTACAAAGGTATATGTAGAGCGTATAGAGCAGCCAGCAGCCGCAAAACGTCAGGATGAGATAGACAAAGTATTATACTATGGTTTTCCTAATCCTAAGCTATCAGCCATAACAGGTGATGACTGGGCAATAGCTAATTACCCTCATATCCCAGAGGGCGACTTTGAGTACTGTTATCAGAAAATATATATCAAGTATAGCACAAAGTACGTCAGACTGGATATAGTAGAGCACGAAACTCTGGGTATCTGCCTTTATTGTCACTGGGCTACTTACACCTATGAGGATAGTATCATACTGACCTCAGAGGAGCGGACTGACCCAAGGTATATATACAAGACAGGTCACGGGCGGCTGGAGCAAGTCCTCAGGCGCTGCTTTATGCAGAACAGGGTGTACTATGCCACTAATGATGTAGGTGCTTTTGTAGAGTCCTATCTGAACAGTATAAAAAGATTAGGTATATACTAAATGTAAATAGCCCCTTAGAGCAATTCTAAGGGGCTTTTTTGACGTTTTAGAGGATAACACCACGGGCAAAAGCGGCTGATATGAGCTCTTTTTCACGGTCTGAGCAATTAACACCACTCAGATCAATAGTACCCATAGTCAGACCACTAAAGTCTGATACCTTACCATTTATAAGACAGGCAAAGCCGATGGTTTTAGCATATGTCTGAGGGTCATAGTCTGGGCTGAGTATAGGTCTATATATAGTGAGTCTACAGCAGTGCTCACCCATTGCAGCTGTCATAGGTGCTCCAGCACCAATAGACTTATATGGTGTTTGTATATGATGGAGCTCATATGCAGCAGCCTCCCTGTTATCCCATGAGCTCTCAAAACTATTACCCATAGAGACCAGAGAGCCCACACCCTGAGCAGCGCTTGCAACACCATACTTACCACCACCTATGACGCTCATAGCAACGCTAAAAGGCGTTGTAAAAAATGCTGTACTGCTTTGCAGTTGCTGTCTCTGACTCTCTTTTAGTCGAAGATTAGCTTGTAGTAGCTGACTGTCAATAGCCGCTGTATTAGCACCTGATACAGCTATATCAATACCTATCTGACCGTTAGCACTCTGTAAGGGTGTACCATCTTTGAGCACATATGCAGTGCATGATCCTGTTCTATAGTCTATAGCAAGCTTGACAGTGATAGTATGTCCTATGTAGTCCGCTACAGATATGGGTACACTGCCACAAAATGGTATATAGAGCTCAGCTGTTGTATATGGTTCTCTATCTAAAAATGATCCACCAAACTCCTCATTAAGTCCTTTACTGCCACTAAAGACAAAGTTGATAAACTGATTGTGAGATGGTGCAAAACGATAGGCTTGTATAGTGTCTGAGGTGTAATTACCTATTTTGATATAGTCATTATTACCAAAGTGGGGTACATCATTAACAGGATATTTACGAACTGATATAATACCGTTTATAGGATCAGTTACTAAAAAAGTGTCAGCGCTGTAGTCTGTTGTATTTACATCACTGGGTTTGTTAGCAAGCGCTTTATAAAGCTCTCTACACAGCTTACGCACATTGTCATAATTAGTAACATATACGGTATTAAAGTCTGTTACCGAGATGTAAGGATTAAAGTGACTCTGATTATCATAATCAGGTACAACTATAGAGGGATCATATGTACTGTCAGTAGTATCAGTCCAACTATACTGCTGCTGATCTCTGTTGGCTGTACCCTGTGTATAGTCGCCATGACAAAGACCATTGCTGTCTATAGTACCGCAATACATATCAGGATCATCAAGTGCACCCGTGTATGCTGTTGACCGCTTGACAGCAAAAAACAAACCGAGACTTGCGACGCAACGCAAAATCCAATTGCCGTCGCCATACTCTCTATAATAGGTGAGTTTGCCGTTGTCTGTGTTGTATGTACCATCCTTGCCTTTGACGTACTGATAATAGTTAGCAACGTAGTTATTATTAGGTGCTCCCCATATCCTGACAGTGGTTTTGACATTGCCACTGTTAGCCCAGTAGTCATATATACCTGACAGCTGAGGTAAATCATATGGGATATCATACCCTATAGCCATACCGCCATTATCATTTATAGCCATAAATGACCGTGACCCGTCTATAGTATCACCACCAATTGGAGCGACTAAGATACTTGTAATATTAGGGTGTGTATCAGGGCTAAAATTATATGTGTTATTAATATAATCATCCAGCGCTCCAGCTCTACGGTCATTAAATTGAGGTGTGTCGGCCTCCACATATATCAGGAGTACGAAATTACGGGGTATTATTGAGACATATGGTGTAAAATATCTGTGTACATTGTTAGAGGGGTAATTAGTCTGAGACTGAGGGACTAAAAAATATTTATCAGTCTCGTTAACGTCCGATAGATCATTAATATTGATCTGTCTGCTGGTAGTCAGCTGATATGATGTATCAACATAGCCCCATATGTAGTTGATAATACCACTGTAGTCAAATAAGGGATTATCATAATCAGCACCGCTTATACAGTATAGCTGAGCTAATGGACTATCCTCAGCAATACCAGCATAGCAGATAGATGTATCAAGAGGAGTATTAACATCAAGATAGTCCTGTGTGATACCCGTGTGTATATCCCTATAAGGTGGTATCTTATTAGCTGCATTATTATCTGCATATGGTTTTGTTGTGGCTTTTATCCAGTCCTCAGGTGCTCCATATTTATCAGGATTAGGTATCATACACTGTCACCTCCTATTACTGTTACAACATAGTTTAATGACCTGATATCATTAATAAATACATCATTTATATCAGGACTAAAAACCGTCTTACTGTCTATGTGCTTGCGGTTTGGTACAACAGGGAGCTTGTTGTCCGGTATCTCTGTAGGTGCTCCAATACCACCATTACGGGTAACTGTTATAGCACAATTACTCAGAGTAAAACTACTGAGATAATCAACAGAGCAGCTCAGGTACATTTTTTGGGCTGTATCAACTGAGACAGTACATAGATACATACGCCCTAAAAATGTAGCTCTCACATAGTTAGCGCCTAAAAAACGACTGTCATAATCTATAACAAAGATAGGTGACAGCTGGTTAACAGTGCTCAGAGGGTGTATAGTCACACCCTGAGCAATATATGTTACAGTCTTATTGACCTTATATGTATTATCTGTAGTAAACCCGATATCAATAGTAAAAGCCATTATTCAGCCCTCCTCTATACTTGTTATCATAGATCAAAAACTCTCTTGCAAAGTTATTGATTATGAGGTCTCTGAGATTATTTTTAAAACTAAAGTCTATATCTGTCTGGAGATTAAGTAGAGGGTTATCTCTATAGCCCTCTTTAGTCTCTGTTGTAGAACCTGTAGTTGTAGTAGTGTTAGTATCAGTGCCTGAGTGAGTGTCTGAGCCGCTGTTGCTGAGAGTCCTACTGTCTGACCCAGAGTCTGTACTCTTGCCTGAGTCTCTCAGCTCTCCATCATATGTGTTTGTCTGGTCTGTTGTCACCTTACCGTATGTAGTAGAGTCTGAGCCGCTGGCTGAGCTGGTTATCTTATGTCCGTACTCTGTAGAGCTCTCTGTAGTTATATCTGGTGTGGTCTCTCTGGTCTCTTTATAGTTGAGTGTGGGGTCATAGTCCTGAGACTGTGTATACTGGAGAGCTTTGTAGATACGCTCCCACTCATCATTATGACGGAGTTTGTAGATATTCCAGAGAGCTATAAAAGCAGCTGTGTCATACTCCTCCCTTTGATGAGATATGTAGCTCATATCATGGTAATTATATTCCAGCTCTAAAAGCAGCTCAGGTGTTGACAGCACCAAAGCGCCGTTTATCCTTATATCAAAAGTAGTCGCATATTCCTGAGTATTGAGCTCAGGGAGTATAGTTTCAATGTCAATCACTCTGGTCATTATTATCAGCCTCCTCTGTTTTAGTCTCCTCTGTTGTGGTCTCCTCAGTCTCCTCTGTTTTGGTCTCCCCTGTCTGCTTTGTCTCCTCAGGGTCTGTCATATAGTCTCTGTATACTTTTTCCAGTATCTCATTAAATCGTACTGTGATAGATGTACCAAACAGACTGTTGATACTCTCTACCATTTTCTTACGCTCCCTGAGCTGCTCCAGAGGGTAGAGGAGAGCATAACTGTCTGAGCCGTGTATCTCAGAGTTTGTCTGCTGAGCCAGTTTAGAAGTGGTCTGTACCATGTAGCCCCTACGGGATAAAAATCTTTTCATGATATTATCCCTGTACTGGTTCAGATACTGGAGACCATTTATCTTGTCAACATCAACAAGGTCAAGGAATTTTTCACCCTCTACCCTTGACTGCTCTAAAAACTCATCAAACTTAGACTTGACATTTCTATTAGCTACTGCATATACATCACCCTCTACAATAGCCTTTATGGCAGACTCGATACCCTGTTTTTCAGTGTCATTATCTGCATAGGGTATTCTGTTCAAACGGGCAAATATAACATTGACTTTCTCGGATATATCCACCTGTGATAGCACCTCAGCAGTAAAAGGTATGTCAAACTCAGGAGCACCCATAAGGTTATTTTTGCCCACTACAACAGTCTTATTCTCACCATACCACTTGCCACTAATCTCACCCAGACCAGTGACAGCAGCTGTATACTCCTCTGGGAGATACCCGTTATAATTGCCATTATATGCACCCATTGCAAGGTATATATCAGAGCTCTCACCCAGCTCTGTAACCTTGCCTACTGCTATAGTGCCATTGAGTGCAAGGTAGTACTCCAGAAATTCTTGAGGGAGAGTCTCAGGGAGTCCCTCATAGACAAACTGAGAGCACTGGAGACTAAAGAGGGTGACTAAGTGTCTCAGGTAGTTGTTTGTATTCTTAAATCCTAAAAGCTGCTTATCTCTTTTATTCATTGTATCACTTCCTTAAAGTAAAGCCCCTCATGAGAGGGGCTATATTAGTTAATTGAGGGTAAATGCAACCATGGGGAAATTATCATCAATAATGTAATTGATGATATTATGGTGATATGTGTTGTATTTGTCCTGACTTGCTGTATAGCTTGTTGTGACCTTTTTCTTGTCAAGGCTGATACCCAGAGCATAACGGTCATACAAGAAACCTATAATATTAGAGAGTGTCACACCTGTAGCACCCTCAGGCACTGTCAGTCCTACCTTTGTAGCACTGTCTGAGGTGAGAGCTATGGAGCTCAGTGTCTCAGGTGCAAAGGGGTCTGAGTTTGCCTGTGATACAGCCTGCCAGCCGCTGATACGCTCATAATCACCAATACCCAGCAGCTGCTCATTGTAGGTATTAGCTCTCACACCAAACTTGGCACGGTTTGCAAACTTGCTGAGCAGAATAAGTCTGCTGTCATTGGAGAATGTAACGTGCTCATGGTTGTTATAGACAGCTGTAAAGCGCTTGACTTCATCCTCTACATTGGCAATTGTCTCCAGTACAAATGCAGTGAATTTGTCATCATTGAGAGCCTCCCAGCCTGTAGGCACTGTTGCACCTGTATGCAGTCCATTGTATCTACTTACCAGCTTGATCTCATTACCCAGAGCAATTGCACGGGCAATACCTGTTGATACGGTAGAGAGAGCACCCACCTCAGCTTTGAGCTGGATAGTATTGTCAACGCTGATCTGCATAGCGCTGATGAGCTTATTGAGCTCAGCAAGCGAGCGAACTGCTGTAAAAAGCTGCTCTCTGACTGTAGAGAGAGCAATCATAAAAGCCTTACCCTCATCATAGAACTTAGACTGGGCTGAGGGCTTGAATGTGCCGTGCTCTATACCAGCTATACGCTGAGCCTCAGCCGTGCCGCCTGTCTCATTGTAACCGATAAAGCCATTGATGGGATACATCTCATCCTCCAGAATATCGGAGAGACCTATAACAACGTGCTCCCTAAAGCCGCCCCACTCGTATGTATCTACAAAGAGAGAGGGGAGCACTGCACTATATGCACGGCTGTCAATTCTCATTGTAGTGAGAGTGTCAACCAGAGCACCAAGGAATATATCAGCAGCAAGCTGGTGATCCTCCAGAGCGTGACCCAGCTCTACCAGAGCAGCTGTATCTGTCTCTGTGAGCTCAGGAGTTTCAGCGCTAAAATAATTTGCAGCGGTCAGCTGAGAGATACCGCTTTTTACTACGTTGATAACGTCTACTATTTTCATGTTATACCTCCATAATTCTGTAATTTTTGCCGCCGAGTGTAATAGTTACTGACTCTTTGGCACTGGGTTTATATCCATCATTATACACACCCAGAGCGTTTGGTATTCCACTCATGAGTGGTGTTGACAGCTCATTGCCTTTAGCAAACTGCTGCCTAATACAATAGTGACAGTGTGATCCTGTACTATTACCTGTATTACCCTCTATACCAATGATGTCACATATCTTGACTTTATCACCTGTCTGGACTCTACGTTCACTAAGATGACCATAGTAATAATAGTAACCGTCAGAGCCTTTTATACACACATACTGACCAAACCCCTGTTCAGTATTCTGACTGTTCTCCCATCCTGAATACTGTACAATACCTGATATTGTAGCGTGTATCTCTTTGCTGGCTATTCCAACAAGGTCAAGCCCATCATGGTTAGCGTGCTGTGTCTGTGTGACCTTAAAATCACCATTATATGGACTATTCAACCTTTTTCACCTCCCCTTTTAAATAGTAAATAAGTTCTGTCATAACTTTGGTGTTATTGTCAATGGACTGTCTGAGTTTATCAACCTCCTGTTCATGCTTAGTGTCACGCTGCTTGATATAGATAGCCATTGCTATACAAGCAGCTATCGGAAAACCTACACTTGATATAATATTGAGTATATCCATTATATACACCTCCTATTATCTATTATACAATGTGTACATATTTTTTTCAACTGTTTGTATAGACAAAGTTAGGGTGTATTATTGTCTTTTATTTTATGTTATGTTACAAGATTATAGTGCATAGCTATGGGAGCGGATAGGTTTGTGAACAGTTTGTGAATTGATTTAAAACTGGTGAAAA